TTCGACGATATGGTTATCTCTGCCCCTCTTTTGACTGGTGAATTGTTTCCGCTAGTCTTTACAGTCCCCATCGACCGTGGGCGTCGGGTCGAAGGCGTTCGCACGTTGAACCTTACTGGCGCATGGGGCGGAATTGATGCAACGAACATTGCACTTTTCAATACCGCACTCTATGTGGTCGCCTTTAACACGACCATTCACCGTTGGCAGGCAGCGGTTCAGGTCGGCCTTGACTTCCTGTCGGATACGCCAATTGATTTTGGTGCTCACCTTACAGCTCAAATGGGTGAACGTCTGGCGGAAGACTTGGACGACGCTATTGCGGCCGGCAACGGCACGACTGCACCGGAAGGTGTGATCGTGTGTGCTACGATTGGCACGGTCAACTGGGGTGGTGCAACCAGTATTGGAAACTACGAAGCCTTGCGGTTTGGTGTTTCCAAGCAGGAACACACTCCAGCTGTGAAGAACAGTGCGGTGTTCTGTGGAACGGAAACCAGCTACATGCGTGCTCGTGCTTTGCCAGTGGGCGGTGCTGATGCTCGTAGATTGTTTGGTATGAACTATGATACTTACTCTATCATGGAACGTCCTTACAAAATCAATGGCGCATTGGCAAACACTCAGGTTTTCTATGCACTCATGGGACGGTACAGAATGTATGTTCGCCGGGGGTTGACGGTTCGCACGTCAACTGAAGGCGATACCAACATTCGTGGAAACCTGTTGCTAATCACGGCTACGGCCAGATACGGCGGGCAGATGGAACGTGGTGCTTGTTGCGTGTGGAACAACACTACTGGTCCTGCCTAACGGGTGCAGCAGCCGGCCGATGCCGTCTAGCGGTTCGGCCCTCACCGGGGCGGCATCGGCATTTTTACAACAACGAGGGCAATTTTCAACAAAGGCTAGAACATGACAACGACTGCTGCAAAAGAAAAGGGCTCATCGGTGGCTCCTTGGGGTATTGAGATTGATTGCACTGGGTCCAATTCGGATGTCATCATTCAATCCATCCCTGGGTGCAGGCTGAGAGGGGCAATGCGTTCCGGTAAGATGATTAAGGACAACAAGACCGGTGAAGAGTTAGTGCCGGATAGCTGGACTGTTTTTGGAAGACTTCCCGCCATTCGTGGAATGGAACTATATGTCAATCCAACGAAACTAGCTTACCGAATTGTCGACCCACTTTATGGGGATGATGATTTAGCAGACAGGCTGAAGTCACGATTGGATGCGGTTTATGAGACTAGAACATCAGTCAAGTTGAGGGGCGCTCCCCCGCAGGAAGGGACTTTGGACAAGGATAGGATGAAGACACTCTGTAGGGAAATGACCTGGCTGGTTAGGGATAATATGGCAAAGGTGGTCAAGGGACCGTTGCCTAGCATGGAAGACATTGAGGAATTGCCTGGTGAATTTCTGCTAAATCCCGGAAGTCAGATTAGGACGGACCAGCCTAGGTATGAGAAGGATTTAGAGGCCTGGACGGACAGGCTTAATAGTATCGAGAAATAAATGGCCAGACCCGCACCATCTGCCGCAGTCTTGGGAGCAATAGGCAGGAGGGGAAGTGTCGCAGGTGCTAGGAATGTCCGTATTGAATGGTACATCAAAAATGTTACGGATAAGATTGAGATGACTATGAAGGATCGCCTGAAGATTGCGGCAGATTTGGTGCATTCTGCAACGGTTAGGAACATCAGTACACCGGTAGTTGTAGGACAAACGAAGACTGGCAAACAAGTAGTGGTCGGTAGGTCAAAACCGGGAGAATTCCCGAGGGCGGAAACAGGGAATTTAATGAGGACTCTTTTTCATGGGGTACATAAGGCGGCGGATGGTGAATGGGAGGGCTATGTGGGGACACCGCTTCAGTATGGTGCTATTTTGGAAGTGTCCCAACGATTAAACAGAACCTACATGAAACGCACTTTGGATGAGAAAAAGGATCTGGTCAAAAAAGTTTTATCTGGACCGATTAAGACATGAGTGGTGGCGCATCAGAACTGCATAGGGCGATTCAATCCGCGTGGATTGCACAAGGGCTGGATGCCCTTTTCAGTGGTTATTGGGCACTAGCAGACCGCAGTCTTTACATTACTTTGAACGATGCCGAGGCGTCCCCAGGAACACCTTTTCCATATTGTGTCTTTGAAATTCCGGCTGGAACTGTTACTGACAGAATGTCTGGTGTGGAGGAAAATCAGAATTACATGGTAAAGGATGTACCCGTTAATTTCAAAATTTTTACAAGTCAGTATGGTGTTACTACCGCAAAATTGGTTGCAGATGCACTAGCGGAGAAGGTTTTGGAAGTATTCGGCGGACATCCATCGGCGGCGGCAAGGCCAGTGGAATTGGATATGACTAATTACGGACATTTGCTAACCCAGTATCAAACAGATTTTGGGGTCAGGTTGGGGGATGGTGAATATCTGTGGACCATTCAGTACATAGTTCGGCTAGATATGCCGGTGATCGTATAAGGGGACGGACATGGCGACCAGAAGTTTAAGTTCAGTTTCATTCAAATGTTCCCTTACCGGCACCATCGTCAATACCTTGGATGACACGACGACTACCGCTACGGCACCCATCTCTGCTAATATTGCTCGAACTCTGACAAGTGGCGTTTCCAGTGGGCAGGCAAATAGGGCGTGGGCGAGAAAAAGTGGGACGCTGGCAGATGGTGTAGACCTAACTATTGACTTGTACGATTTTGCCGCACAGGATATCGGTTCTGGTCTTGGCAAAGACCCAGTGGGCCAGGACATGGTACCGATAGAGGAAATTGTGGTTTTCATCCTGAAAAATGAGAATGCACTTACGGCAGCGGGACAACTTGAAATCAATCCAGAAGGGGCCTTAACTTGGACTGCCATTGGTGCGCATACAGTAGGTAATGGTGGAGCATTGTACGGCGGCGGTTGTTTGATTAAATGCCAGTTTGCCGAAAATGGTTTTGATGTAATCAATGCATCTAAGCAGGAAATCAGACTACGGGCTGTCGGGGGTGCTGTTACGTACAGTCTGTGGATTCTAGCACGGCATGATGATGATGAGTCGTCCAGTTCTAGCAGTTCGAGTTCTAGTAGTAGTAATTCCAGCAGCTGGAGCAGCTTCAGCAGTACGAGTAGTTCGTCCACCACTTCGGTGAGCACAAGTAGCAGTTCCTCCAGTAAATCAAGTACTTCCAGAAGTTCCGTGAGTTCAATTAGTACAAGTAGCCTAAGCTCTAGTAGTCCTTCGAGTGAATCCAGTTCTAGCCAATCTGAAAGTTCTATCAGTACCAGTACTTCGAGCGGTAGTAGTGGGAGTTCTAGCAGTACCAGTAAGAGTTCAAGTTAGCAACAGGGCAACTCTATTGTAATGATTATGGGGAATTTAGGATGGGTTCTGTTGGAGCTATAACAGGAAGGCATGGGGCGGTTTATATTCAACTACCGCTTACTACACAGACATGGTATTGGACCGAGATAGCCCGCATCACGTCGTGGACAATTAATCAGAAACCAATATCAGTAACCAAGTGGGCGGATTCGGATACTGGGGGATTTGTTTGGAATGCTCCTGGGCCAAGGGAAGCCACAATCACAACTGTGGGTAAGTTTCAGATAGGTATCCTGTCTCAATGGAATATGTTTCGTGGCGGGGATTATGCTGCGCTTCGTTTATTTGTTGACAATAGAGATCCATTTGAAGATGGCATTTCCGTTGAGGAGGCGCTTCGTCGGGCAGATAGATATGAAATCAATCCCGCCTTGTGTACTGAATACAATCTGACGATGAACATTGATACAGAAGAGGTCGTTGGGTGGACGGCCGAATGGGTCAGTTGTGGTGAGTTTTCAATGACAGGTACAGGTTATTGGAAGGATTTTGCACAGTCTGCGCCGGGTGTTCCATTATCACCAACGCTTGCATAAAAGTATGAAAGTATCCCTACCCCACTCGATAAGAGGAAAATAAGATGAGTTCAGCAACTACCACAACGGGGAGGCACGGCAAATTGTGGGCCGCTGCAACCGGAACGGTTCTTAACGCCACGCATAATATTTTGCGGACTACTCAGTGGTCCGTGTCACAAAAACCTGCGTCTGTGAGTGAGTGGGGCGACTCAAGTAGTTTAGGTTACACAAACAGAGCGCCGGGACGTAGGGATGTGACCTTCACTGCGGAGGGCAAGTTTGACAAAGACCAGCAACAATGGGATATTTTTCAGGGTGGTGATTATTGTGCCGCCAATTTGTATGTGAATTCGAATGAGGATGTCACTTGGGCGTACACATTCGCACGCGCACTTTGTATGGAATTCAGCTTGGCGGTGAATATTGACACAGAAGAGGTTGTTGGATGGACCTCAAGTTGGGGCAATGACGGGGTGTTTACACTTCCGGGTGGTGATCCTGGGGACGAACTTCCTGAGTAGCCGATATCCTATCTACATTGGGTAGGGGATAGGGTATTGCGGTTAGCAGGGACACTTAATTAGGGGGCCAAACCATGGACGACCACAACGTCCATGTAGTCAATCGAATTGAGCATCATTGTTTGCTGTCATGTCCATGTGAGGCATGTCGGCAGGAGCGTTTCAAGAGGGGTCTGGATAAGCCAGCGGGTTCTTCCTCCCGCGTAAAAACCCTTTCCTTAGATGCCGCCGGAGTTCTATTCGGTTTTCCCAGGCATCCTAGCGGGTCGCTGGCAAGTGAACTGTCTAAGGCTACAGAATCTACTTCCGTATCAGGAGAGAATTCCAATGAGTGACAAGGTCGCGAGGGCCATAGGCGCAGGTGAAATGATTGAGGTCGATGGAAAGGAGTATATGATTCGACCCGTCTCCATGAAGCATTTGAAGGAGGTACAGACGGAGGCGTTGAGGTACTATAAGAGGCAATTTCTGAAGACGTTTACTGACAACGCAGATTTATTGGGAGATAAGGCCACAGACATCCTGACGGCGAAGATGGAGGAGGCCAGTCGGTGGGACATTAATGATTTGCCGGCGAAGTACATCAATGATGTGTCAGTGATAAAGATGAATGAGCATTTGGTATCTTGGTTAAAGGAAAAGTACGGAAACATCTCAGATTCGAAGAATATCCAATTAGCTATGGTAGCATCTGCCTTAGATGCGGGAGAGATGTCTAAGGACGATATACTGCAATTAACGGGGAGGGTTCCTCCACGGGTGAAGGTGCCTTACGACGCCTGGTGGATTACAGCTACCTATGAGGGAATGGCTACGATGGTATGGGCAGGAATTGGTGGCCCGGACAGTGGAGTGTCGAGGGAAGAGGTGCAAGGATGGTCAGTATCAAAGTTACATGAGGCGGTGACGTTGACAGAGAAATTAACCACCCCAGCAGTGGGAAATATGTAGAGCCCGCTGTCCTAAGGGATGCCAGTGAGAGCATAGAAGAGACTGGTGGCAGCGGGCTGGATTACGGAATTACTGCATGGCATTTGAGGATGTTATGCGATAATCCATGGAACGGGGGTGGGGGGTATTTACCGCAGCAAGTAGCAGAAATGACCCCTGACCAAATTTACTTCAGATTATGTGATATTGATTTGTTGAAGGATGTGCGAACTAAGTCGGTCTCGGTTGAGACAGGTACAATAGGTCCCGTAGTAGATGAGGAGGGAATGGTAAAGGGTAGGTTGGCAGATGGAACGGTTGTAAAAATGCCATTGCGAGTAGGTGGTAAGTCGTTAGCTCAGCGGCTGGCTGAAGAGGCTGAGAAAAACCAGAAAGAGGTTGAGGGCGGAAAACGAAGGAGACGGCGACGTGGGACTTGAACTTGCTAAAGCCTATATTTTGATTCGTGCTCCTGCTGCACAGCTAAAGACGGATCTTTTGAATATAGCGAACTACACTAATGCAAATATTAAGAGCATAGGCAAAATTGCTAATGGAATGTTTCTTGCATTTGGTGTTGGTATCGATCGTTTATTCAAGTCAATGGAGAATGTGGTGGCGATGGGGGCGAGGCAGATGGAAGCCGAGCTGCGAATGGGCGCTGTGATGAAGGCCACAGGAGAGGCGACTGGGTTCACATCAAAACAATTGATTGCATATGCCTCTCATATTCAGCGGGTGACAGCAATTGAGGACGTTCGAGTCATGGAAGCCATGGCCAAAATGGCCACCTTCAAAAACATTCAAGGAGAAACATTCAGACGGGCGATTATGGCGGCTACGGATATTGAGCGGATGGGATTTGCAAATTTGAATAGGGCGTCTATTCAATTAGGCAGATCATTACAAGACCCGCTACAGGGCATGGAGGCTATGACCAGATTTGGTATTTCACTCGGCAAAGAGACGCGGGAACTAATTAAAGTATTAGCAAAAGAGAATAAGTTGTTGGAGGCGCAGGATATTATTCTGTCCGCTGTTGAAGCAAAGATGAAGGGGACCGCTGCCTTTATTGGAATGACAATGATGGGGGATTATAGGAAACTTTTAGCGGTGTATGATGATATGCGAGAGGCTATCGGCATGGAGCTGCTTCCACTTGAAATTAAGATGAGGCAACAACAAGTTGGACTTGTTGGGTCCTTGCGACCGTTAGCTGCTCTTATTGGTATGGTGGCTAATAATACAGGACAATGGATTCCAAATATACGCCTGGCTATTGGATTGTTGACTAAACTTTCCATTGCTGTGACAGGAGCAGCAATTGCTATGCGATACTTTGGATTTGCGATGAAGGACTTCACGGTGGCCAATGTTCTGTTTTTTGGAGCCGCTGGAGGCATTGTCACTGCGTCGGTCATTGCCTTAGTTGCTGCGCTGGCCGCCTTAGTTGCTACGGGACAAAAATTCTGGAGCTTAATGAAACAACAGGTAGCTGTACAACAGACATTGTCGGATAGTACTTTTCGATTGACCAGTGCCTATCAGGGATTAGTACGGTTATTTGAGCAGCTAAGCACAATCAAATTACCCCAGCTTTTTGGAGATTTGTTTGCCAATCAACTTTATATGATAACAAACCAGCTTGTGCTGTTAGCGAAGGGATTAGCTCTAGTTGCGGGTTCTTGGATGGCATTCCAAAAAATGTTGATATCAACATCCTGGGCGTCTATGAGAGGGGACCTGCAAGGCATTATTGATGCACAGGCGGCATACGCAGCTGATATGGCTGCAACTTTCATTACGGTGGGCCGGATTGGGAAGGTTGTGAATCCACGAACAGCAAGAGCTGCTGGACTTGGTGGAGAAGGTGGTGCAGGTGCCCTAGGGTCTGGTTTCTACGGTTTTGAGTCCTACGGAAAGCGACTACAAGAGTCCCTTTTGAAGGATAAGTCTTCTCCAGAAGAACGCACTGCTCAAAACACAGAAATGATATCTAAACAGATGCAGCAGCAAATTGAGTTAGCGAAAGACCAAAAGAAAACACTTGCTGGAGTAGGAACACTTCAATGAGTACAGACTATAGATATCCATTAACATGGCGGCACAAATTCAAGGATGTTTCTCTCAATGAGAATGGTATCGGATCACCCACCATTGATATTTATTATCGTATTCTGCAAATGGAAGGTACTTCCGATAATGAATTGCGGGAAATAACAATCACGTATCTAATCTATCGGTCTCATTTGAATGCTCTACTTAATTACCTTACCCCCCCTATAAGATCAGCATCCCAGTCTAGTTGTGTTCCTGTTCATGCAAATCATGAATTATCTCTTCCTGATGGGACAAGTACAGAACAGCCTATACCATATCCTCAGGGATATCCTAGGCCTCTTAAAGTAAGAGCTAGGAGCGTGACGTGGAAAGCACATCTTCCTGATAAACCGATTGACCCGTTCTCTGTTGATTCTTCTGATATAAATATCGATAACTCCAACGTAGATGAAACCTTGACGGCCCCGACGTATGGCGACGTAGTTGAAGTCACTGTGGTGTATGATAATAAGCAAAAGAGTATTAAAGCAGATGATCCATGGACGTGGTTGGATATTAGGGCATCGGCGTCTGGTGAGTTTCTTTCTATAAAGGGACATAGTGGCACTTGGGGAACATCAGGGGGGGATAGCATCCTGGATGGTATGCCAGACATCAAAGTGATTTGGCCGACAACAGAATGGTCGGTGACATGGGCACATATACCAAAGGAATGTTTTGAAAGAAACCTGAAACCCCGGCTTGATAAGGCGTTGGGAGATGTAAATCGATACACCTTTGATGTGTTATTTGAGGCCCCCCCAGAGACTATAATGTTCGTTGGATATGAGATAGAGGAGGAGGGGGAGTCTACTTATGGGGGATTTCAAACTCATCCGCTCACCCTGGAAATGAAGTTTCTTGAAAAGAAGAAATTGGACTTGAACAATCCCAGCACTGGTGATCAGTGGATTGGTCATAATCACTTTTGGAATGATGAGGTCGGAAGATGGGAGTATCTATACGTGGATGGTTTTAGAGTTTACGATAGATACGATTTTAATGTCTTCTTTGCTTTTGACGCAGGAGAGGAAGAACCCCTACATGCGTGAGAGATTCAAACGACCGAGGAAGGGCGATAGGCTGCCTGCCAAGTATGTCCAAAAGTTGGCGCACGGTACCCGTATGAATACTGCGGGAGCGCCTCTGCCATTCACGCATGGTATTCAGTATTCGGTCGATATGTCAGGTCCTCATGAGCCGTTTGTTGAACACATCTTAATAGTCACTGAGCGGGTTTCTCAGTATCTGTACAAAGTACAATTACGTGCTTTCTCGCATAGTTTAGAAGAGTGGCAAACCCACCCAACAGCCGGCCCTTATTATTTGGATACAAGTGATTTGGAGCAGGATTTTAAGGTAGGCGATAAGGTTGTTGGGTATTGGGATAAGCAGCGACATGCCTTTGTTCCCTGTGCCGCTGTGGGGGAAGGCGGTGGGGATGAGATGCGGTGTGCGTGGTTGTGTGTATGGCTACCCGATTGTTGTCTGTTTCTAGCAATCAAACGTGAGCTGACGGAGGTGGAAGATTACTGTCCAGAAATTACAGACACTACTCTTACG